CCCGCCGATACTAAAGCACTGGAAATTCTGGTCGGCATTGGATATGTAATCCAGCGCCCCAGCATCGAAGAGGCGCAGCAGCCCGCCGTTCAGTCGGATGCAGCCAGCGAAGCCGTCACCGGCAATCTTAGCCGAAGTGACCTGGAAGCCATGACCAAAGCCAACCTTCAGAAGCTGGCCGCAGACCTCGGCATTGATTCCGCCGCAGAGTTGAGCAAGGCGAAGCTCATTGACGCTATTGCCGCTGTTGAGGTCAGTATTCCCATTCAGGAAAGCGAGTAAGAACCATGGAGCTGACATTCAAAAGCGCCATTGAACAGGACAGCAAAGAAGTCTTTCTGAACACCCTAGAGTTTGCAGACAGCCACACGATAAACGGGAATAAAATGTCCGCTATTGTTGACGACAACGAACTGTTAGAGCGAGACAAGGCACATCTGCTCAATGCGGATATTTCCGGGCTTTACTATTCAAGGCGACTTTTGTATGTCGCCGCTTCCGATTTTGGCAGCCGACCAGTCCCTGATTCTTTTTTGCAGCTTGATTCCGCCATGTATCGCGTCAAGTCCGCAACCGAGGAAGCCGGAATTTATGCTATTGAAATCGAGGCGGTGAGAGCATGAGCGACGAACCGTTTGTAGTCGTTGACGTTGACGAAGGGTTAGAAAAAATTTTGCGCAGTCTGCAAAAACTCCCAGATCAACTGGCAGCGCCGCAGGTTCTACAAAAAGCGCTTAACACCACGGCCCGGAAGGCGCGAACCCGCCTGATCAAAGAAGCCGGGAAGCGGTATGCCCTCAGCAAGCCGGAGGTTCTGAAAACCGAAAGCAAAGTTGAAAACAGCACCAGCGACACTTCCGCCACGATCATTTCAAAAGGCTCCATGCGTGACATCATGGACTTTTTGACACAGCCCAACAGCGACACCGCAGCAGCAGCGGCCCAGGTTTTGAACAGTAGTTCCATGAGTCCGCTGGAAAGTAACGGCATGAAAGCCTTTGTTGCTCGGTTCGCAAGTGGGCACACCGCCATTGTACAGCGTCAAGCTGGCAAGCAGTACACCTCCGCCGGAGCTTCCGCCCGTGCGGAGAAGTACGGCCGTGGCGTCGATATGACGAAGATCAAAAAACTTCTTTCCCCTGCCGTCCCCCAAATGCTGGGAAATGCGGAAGGCGTGGAAGCGGCACAGGCGCTGGTGATTGAGCTATTGGACAAGGAGCTTGACAAGCAAATTGAAAAGGCTCTTGAGTAGGAGGCCACATGTCGGAAATCACTTTGGAAGATGAACTGGTGGCGGAGCTTCAAACCCTTTTTGAAGGGATGCAGCTTCAAACCCCTGACGGGAAGCTGGCACAGATTCAAGTGTTCAAGTACGATCTTCCCTCCTTCCTTGCAGGTCAGACACCGGCGCAGGAGCCGTTCATAGCGGTCTGCCCAACAACCGGCCAGATTTCCGAACAGGGAGCCTCGCCCGAAACGGACATAGGCCTCGGCATTCGGGTATATAACCCCGCGCCTGAACACACCGGAAATGATGATCTTATGAGCATCATTCGGAAAATTTGCTTGCGCTTTGCGTCTAACCCCTATATCGGCAAGAAACACGAATGTAAATACCCTATTAAATGGACCCTAAGCGATACGTCCAGACATCCATACTACATCGGAGCGGTCGCCTTCAAAGCGGAAACCGCGCAACCGATTTATCAGGAGGTGCCTTCTATCAATGGCGAATGCTAACAATTCCCTGGTCTACATCGGCCCGACCATCCCCGGCGTTGCCTACAATGGCACGGCATACCTTAACGGCCTGCCGCCCGCATTTGAGGACGCAATCCGGGAAACCCCCATGCTGCGGCAACTTCTGGTTACGCCCAGCGCCCGCCCGGATGCACAGGCGCAGATTTCTCAGCAGAGTGGCCGCTTCTATTCGATCTACAAGGCCGTGCAGACCAAGCTCGGCCAGAAGGGAGTGAAATAAATGCCTTTATATCATGGTGCATATTCCAGCGAAAAAAGCACCTCGCTGGTTAGCCCCGTAACCAGCAGCGCCGGCCTGCAGGTATATGTCGGCACGGCCCCCATCTACCTGACCAATGACCCCGCCGCCACGGTCGGAAAGCCCATCGTTTGCTATGATTTCGCCGCCTGCCAGCAGCAGCTGGGTTATTCGGACGATTTCAAGAACTTTACCCTTTGCGAAGCAATGGACGTCAACTTCCGCGTTTTCAATAATGCGCCGGTGATTTTTATCAACGTCCTGGACCCGAACAACAGCAAGCATGTCACGAAGAACGCAGAGGAAAGCCTGACGCTTTCGGAGGATGGTGTCGCCACCTATTCCAAGAAATACGTTCTTCTGGACAAGCTGACCGTCAAGGCCAACAGCAAAGAGCTGGTAATGGGAACGGACTACATCACCGAGTTCATGGAAGGCGGCGGCCTGCGTATTACGCTGCTGATTCAGAATCCCGTGGATAAAACCATCAAAGTGACCAGCACCTCCCTGAACCCGGAGAACGTAAGCACGACGGACATTGTTGGCGGTTATAACAGCGTGACCGGCGCAGAAACCGGCGTCGAGCTGATCCGCCGCATTTTTCCGCTCTACGGGCTGGTTCCCGGCAGCCTGCTGGCGCCCGGTTGGGCGTCCAATCCTACGGTCGCAGCAGCATTGACCGCAAAAACAAACGCCCTGAATGGCAACTTCAAGTGCATGTCCATTATTGACATTGCAGCGGATGCAAACGGCGCAACCGTCTACACGGACTGCAAGAAGGCAAAGACCGACCTCGGAGCAACGGACATTCGGACCATCGTTCTCTGGCCTATGGCCCAGATCGGCACGAAGAAATATCACCTTTCGACCATCTGCGGCGCCCTTTTGGCCAGCACCGACGCGGAACACGGTGATGTGCCCTATGATTCCCCCTCGAACCTGGCTGCCAAAATCACCGGCACCATTCTGGCGGATGGAACCCCGGTGCTGCTGGATCAGCAGCAGGCCAACGACGTTCTGAACGCACAGGGCATTACTACCGCCATCAATTCCATTAACGGCTATGTGTTGTGGGGAAACTGCACCGCAGGCTATCCCGGCAACACCGACCCGAAAGATTATTGGATCAACTGCCGCAGAATGTTCAACTGGGACGCCAATAATTTTATTTTGACGTATTTCCAGCATGTTGACCGCAATTACAGCCGCCAGCTGGTCCGCACTATCGTGGACAGTAAGAACATGACCGGAAACGGGTATGTGGCAAAAGATTACATGGCCGCCTATAAATGCACCTTCCTGGACAGCGAGAACACGGAAACCGATATTATTTCCGGCCATCTTACTACGCATACCTATCTGGCGCCCTACGTCCCCGCGCAGTACATCGAGAACATCGACGAGTTCGACGTGGAGGCGCTGAACGCAGCCCTGAAAGGAGAGTGACCCTGAGTGAAAGTAGTTCCTACTAAGCTGACCAAGTACAACGTGTACGACGACTTCACCCGCCTGGTCGGCATTGGCGACGAGGTAACGCTCCCCGATTTCGAGCCGCTCTCTGATACGGTATCCGGCGCAGCGTTCCTGGGTGAATTTGATGATCCTACCGTTGGTGCCTTTGGCAATACGAAGATGGATATTCCCTTCAATGCCCTCACCAGCGAAGCTCTGAACATGTTGGACATGTTGAAGGTAAAGACCATCACGCTGGCAGGCGTTGCCCAGTGCCTGGACGTGGAAGGAAACATTGTTTTCCTCCCGACCCGCGTCGTGATCCGTGGCCGTGGCGGTACGCTGAAAGGCGGATCGTTCAAGGCGGGCAGCGGCACCGGAACCAGCGCTTCCGTCACCATTTTGGCTATCACCATCGTGGTGAATGGCGAAACCGCAGTCGAGTTGGACAAGGTGAACCCCACCTACAAGCTCTGGGGCGTGGATCAGCTCGCGTACATCAAGGCAAATTGCTAAGGAGACTTTCTCATGAATGCACACATTTCTTCCGCACAGGAAACGCCGAAGCCCACCGCAGCTTATGAGGACCCCGCCCTGTATGGCGGCCTGGACGAACCGTCCCCCGCTGTTCCGTTCCCGGATGCAGATGCAGAGAACGAGGACGAAGACCCGCTCATTTTGGAGCTGACCGCTCCCTATACTTTCGGCGGCGCTACCTATGACAAGCTGGACCTTCACGGCCTGGAAAGTCTGAAGGCGGGCGACCTGAAGCGCACCGCAAAGCTGTACATGAAACTGCATCCGGCAGCAAACCCGGCCACGCTGGAAAGCAATTTGGAGTATACGTTCCTGATTGCCTCTCGTGTTCTGGCGCAGCCGCTGGAATTTTTCGACAATCTCCCGGCGCGTGACGCCATTGCGCTGAAAACCTCCATCGTGGGTTTTTTGTACGGCGCGGATGGTACGGACTAACCCCCGAAGGGATCACAAAACTTTGCATCAGCCTTTCCGTGGCTCTGAGTTCCGACATTAAGAACCTGGAAAGTTCGCCGATTGACGAACTGGCCGACATGGCGAAGGTCTATAACGAATATATGGCGGAGGTGAAGGCGCAGAGTGGCCAAAAGCAGTAAGACTTATGAGCTTATGCTCAAAATTGGCGCCAAACAGGACAGCTCCCTGAAAAAAGCCTGCGCCGACGCTGACAAGAACCTGGCAAAGCTCAATAAGAGCGCGAAGGCTGTCGGCAAGGTCGCCATTGCCGCCACCGGTGCAGCAGCTGTCGCCGTCGCCACGGCGGGCGTTGCGGCCGTGAAATCCGGTATTGACTACCAAAAGCAGCTGGCGAATGTTTCCACCCTGCTGACCGGAACCGAAGCGGAAATTTCAGCGAGAACGGCGGAAATCGGGAAGGATATTCTAAAGGTATCCAACGACACCGGCGTTGAAACGGCAAACCTGACTGACGGTATGTATCAGGTCATTTCCGCATTCGGTGACAGCGCCGACGCTATGAGCATCCTGGAAACATCGGCCAAAGCCGCCGCCGCAGGCAACGCCACCACCACGGACAGCGTCAACCTGCTATCCGCGGTCATGAAAGGCTACAACGATGTAAGCGCAGAGTCCGCCCAGAAGGTGGCGGACCTCTCGTTTGCAACGGTACGCCTGGGCCAGACCAGCTTCAGCGAATTGGCGTCCAGCATCGGCAAAGTTGTCCCGCTATCTTCCGCGCTGGGCATCCAGCAAGAGGAATTGTACGGCGTATTTGCCACACTGACCGGCGTTACCGGCAGCACGGCAGAGGTTGCCACTCAGTACAAGGCCGTTTTGTCCGGACTAATGACACCCTCCAATAGTATGACCGCATCCCTGAAAAAGCTGGGCTTCTCCACGGCAGATGCAGCCATCAAGAGCCTGGGCTTCCAGGGAACGCTGGAAGCATTGAAGGGCACCGTCCACGGCGACGAACAGGCCATGGCAAAGCTGTTCAGTTCCACCGAAGCACAGACCGCCGTGCTGGCCATGTGCGGAGCTCAGTCCGAGAACCTAACCAACAAGACCGCTGAAATGTACACGGCGACCGGCGCAGCGAATGCAGCGTTTGAGAAGCAAACTGACACGCTGGATTATGATATTCAGATGATAAAAAATCTGGGCGCCAACTTCCTGACGGAAATTGGCACCAAAATCATTCCGTATGTGAAGGACCTGGCCGACGCCGTTCTTCCCCGCGTACAATCCGGGCTGGAAGCTGCCGGAAGCTATACAACCGGAACCATTATTCCTGCAGCGCAGCAGTCGGCCCAATGGGTCAGCGAACACCGCGTTCTTTTGGTGGCACTGGCTGC